TGGGAATTTCAATTTCTAAAGGAAGAGTTGTGAACTCCTCTTTTACCTTCATTTCTCCACTATCAACATAATCTGCCGCAGAGTCTAGGTAATCTGCTGCCTTAGTAATTTTAGATTGAACCCATGCTTCAACATTACCTTCACCTTTTGCCATTTTATTTTTCAATCTCTTGGCAGCACTCATTACTGTAGAGAGTTGGGAACGTGCCATAGAATATTCGTGATCCCTTTCTTGTGCTTCGTTCATTTTTTTCTTAGGTTTATCGGTTGAAACATATGTTGGTTTAGCAGCACCAGATTTTTGTTGTTGTCCAGGATCCGCTGCTTTCTTTCTTCTGGCAGCAGACTCTCTTTCTGCTTTTGTCATACTTGCTCTCTTTGCAGAAGAAACACACTTTGGAACTCCCTCTCCAGGTTCATCACTGGCACATGTTCCACCTGTGCGAACATTTACCCATCCAGGTTTGCCATCTTTTGATTTGGATTTTCCAAACCAATCACGCAGTCCTTCTTCATTCATGTCTACCGAATGTCCATTTTCTTTACGAAGCATACCAGCAGGATCCACCATAAATCCATTTGGAATTTTCTTGCACTTTTTATCGGTGAAACAGTAATACTGTCCAGGAGGACACTTTTTCATGAAAACAGATCTCTCTTTTTATTTATGAATTGAGTGAGTCTAATCTTGATTTTAATTCGTCGATTTGTATTTGCTGAATCTTAACCGCTTCGATTAAATATCCAATCAATCCGTTATAATTAACAGATTTCAAGTCTCCATTACTAACAAGATTTGGCAAAACTTGTTCTAAGTTTTGAGCAGTGACACCTGCAGAATTCTTACCAGTTTCTTTCCATGTAAAAGTGACACCATCAATTCTAACGATTGATGCAAGAGGATTTTCAATTACTTGAATATTTTCTTTAACTGAAGTATCAGATGTTGAGTTGAAATCAGTAGCATTTAAAATACCAGATGATGGATTAAAGGATAATTTCGTTGTTGATACTTTAGATGCTGTAATAGTCCCAGAAGTTGTCTGAGTAAATACGGGGTAAAATGTTTCATCGGTGCTGGTATCATCAGCAACCGTTGAACCAGCACCGGTTAATCCAGAACCATCACCTACAAAACTAGTTGCAGTTACAACCCCAGTTACATTGACGCCTGTATCATCAGCAGTCGTAATTCCTGCAACAGAAATTTTAGAACTAAACGTTGCTGCGGTTCCTACGATGAAGGCGGTATTTGCAATACCAGTGATTCCTGAACCATCACCTACAAAACTAGTTGCAGTTACAACCCCAGTAGCATGAATGCCATAGGTTCCTATCGTAACCGCTGTGCCTACACTAACACTGCTTACGCTACTAATACCAGCACCAGTCAGATCAAGATTATCTCCACTAGGAAGTTCCTTGATTTTATTATTACTGCTATCAAGTATTAAGGGATATCTATTTGCCATTGTACTAGGATACTGATGTTATGAATGTTTGTAGTGGTGCTTCTAAACCTGCTCTAGTGGTTACTGACATGCCAGAAATAGTAAATTCGGTGTCAGATCTATCCGACACGGCAAATGTATAATTTGATAGTTCTATTCTTGTAAAAGAATTATCATTTTCATCGACAACAAGAACGGCATTAATAGTGGAAAGTCCGCCGGCGGATGCCCAAAATTGTGTTCCGTCGGTATTACCCTTAAGAACATATCCATCAACAGCAGGACGTGCCCTATTTTTTACGCTAAGTAACTTTCCCATTAGTTAGCAGTCTCCAAAACACTGAGTATTAATTTAAGTTCACTATTTGCAGCTGCTTGAACTGTAATAGTATCACTTGTTTCTAGAACTAACTTTCCCTCAAGAGGAATATATGCATCATTAGCAGGAACCGTCGCGTCAACAACGATTTCAGTCTCTGTGCCACTTCTATTGTGGAACATAGAGAAAGTTGTTGCACCCGAACCTACATTAGTTACATGGGCATACAAAACAATACCAGTGTATCCTGTTGGTGCAGTATACGCGGTGTCTTTTGCTGTTGTTAAAGGGAAGGTTTCTGTTTGAAACCTATTCAGTGCTAGTTGTGCCATTTTAACTTAGTGCTAGGATGAATGGTGTCATTTCTGAGAAGAGACTTCTAGAGAATGCTCTACCACTAATTGTGCCTGTATTCTGATTGATTTGTAAGTCGTCACCAACTCTAAAGTTACCCGCCTGATCCGTACTGGTGTAAATTACTTTACCACCATTGGAACTTGTAACCTCATTTGCCTGGATAGTAACACCACCACGTTTTGGTGTTGCCAATGTAATAGTGTTTCCAGAACCAATATATTCAAAAGTATGGGAACTTGCGACAATCTTGCTTTGCTGGAAGAAATGAACCGAAGATCCAGTACCAACAGCATTGAGAAGATTTTCGTCAAGCGTTAATGTCGTAATACCAGCATTAGGGGGTGTCGAACTATTTATTGTGTAGTAAATCGGAGCCATGGTTGCGGTTGCAGTCGCACCATTTGAACCAACGTTGGGAGCACTAATCGTAACATTTGGCGTTGTTTGATATTGAGAACCACTACTGATGATAGTAATGGATGTAACACTTTCTCCCTCAAGTGTTGCGAACGCCGTTGCATTTTCACCATTGGATCCTGTTGGTGCATCAATAGTTACCGTTGGGGTTGATGTATAACCTGTTCCCCCCGAACCAACGGTAATAGTATCAACGGATTCAAATAGTTCTCCGAAGAAAACAATTTGTCCATTGTAAGGACGAGTTTGTCCTATGCCAATATTCAAAGTAACATTGTCTTGAGAAATAGCAGCGTCAGATGTGACTGTTCCAATGAATTGAGTACCACCCTTTCCATCGGCAACCAAACCTAACGTACCAAAACTACAGTTACTATTGGCAATATCTGCTTGTCCACCCGCATGACATGTAATTGCTTTATCGCAGCAAATGGTGAATACAGAAACTAATTGAGCATAACCTTCATTAGTAACTGCAACACCCACACCACCCTGATTGTATTGAGTGAATGCGTCAACGTTCATGGACTTAGTTTTGACTGCTAAGTTTCCATCAACTCTGATTCCAGTTCCTGTGGTGGTATCACTGGTGCAGTTTTGAACGTATGGACCTTTCCACTTACCACCACCTACATTCTCTGCACCCGCCGTTGGAAATGCAACAGCGGCACTAGGTGCTAAGTGTCCAGAGAATGTCATGTTCTGCAACTTACATCCTTTATTGACGTGGAATATATCAGAAGTTGTGTTGTTTGGTAAGACTTTGGTTGTCCTCAAATCATCACCCACAACAGCACTAAATGCTGGGAGTGTGATTGGATTATCCTCAACATAATTTCCAGACAGAACTTTGACAGTCGTGCCAGATTGTGCAGCACCAACAGCAGCTTTGATTGTCAAGAATGCATTATCAATAGATGTGCCATTGTTGCTATCACTACCATCCTTCGCAACATATAGAACATTAGGTGCGGAGTTAATACCAGATGCTGCTGCACTGAGAGTGATATTATCTCCAAGTGTGATTTGCGAATTAGAGATGAGAACGCCATCTCCAATCGTAATTTGATTATTGTCACCATCAATAGTAACAGATGCTCTACCAACCGTAAGAAGTCCTACGACTCTTGCATCTCCATCAACATAAAGTGCCGTTTGTCCGGCACCAATAGTTACTGTTCCAGCGGTGCCAACAATAGTCGCAATACCGCTAGAAATATCTAATCCGTTATTTAAGATCTGAATACCTTGTTGCGCTGTGATAATACCAACAGCATCAATATGTCTTACATCTTGATATGTAATTGTACCGCCGACAGTGACATTACCAAGTGCTTCAATATCACCATTTACAAAAAGTGCTACGGTTGATTTTGCCTGAGTTGTCCCAATACCAACGTTTTTAGTTGTGTGAATACCTGCAGCAGTTGCTCCCCAAGTTCCGCCAGCACCCACTCCAGAATTTTCAACAGTTTCCCACTTTGAATCTGTAGCGTTATATTGAAGGATATATCCATCTTCCAATCCTGAGATATCAACATCATCAAGATCTTTGATGAATCCAGCACCACCGCCACCTACGGCAGCAAGTTGAGTTTGAATTCTATTGATGAAGATTTGATAGTGCTCTTTTAAATCCTTAAAAGTAGCAAACTTCTGATCGATAGGTGTTAAAGGATCTTGTTCTCCACCAACACTTTGAGGTTTATCGTGTGGTTCTTCAAGTGCAACTTCATTTAGTTGTTTTAATTCTTCATTAAAACCCTTTTGAGATGATTTGATCTCCTCTACAATTTTTTGCAGCGCCTTAATTTCACTTTTTACATTACTAATATCTTCATCATAATATTTGACTTCAGGAAGTCCCGTAATTTCTTCTTTTAGTTCACTAAAATATTTGAGAAGTAACTCATCAGTCTTTACACTTTGTTCAGTGCTCTCTTTAATAGACTTATTAAGAGAATTCTTTAATTTATTATATTCACCAAGAATCTGTTTCTTTAACTTTCTATCATCATCTTTGAAAGTTTTATGATGCTCCCAGATTTTCAAAGATGCATCACTTAGTTCTTTCCAAATCTTTTTCTTTTCTTCATCGATCCTTTGATTGATTTTCTCAGTTTTACTATTGATAGTAACATTGGTGTTAAAATCTTTAGTTTCAAATTTTTCTGCTAACGTATCGAAATCAGTAGAAAATCTTGTCTTTAAGTTTTCAACAACATCATTGATTTTGATGAAATCATCATCAATGACACTGAAAGTCTTTCCAATCCAAGAGAAGTCAGGAACTTCATTGACTTCATTTACCCATTTAGGGAAAGTTGGAATCTCTGCTCTAACTTTGTCAATTGCATCACAAATCGCTACAATTTCATCATCATAATATTTGACTTCAGGAAGATTTGCTACCTCAGTCTGAAGATTATCAATTCTATCTTCAATAGCATTGACTTGCTCATCGTAATACTTGACTTCTGGCAGATCTTTAATTTCTGATCTGACAAGATCAATCTGCTCACAAATTGCTTCTACTTCTTTCTCGTAATATCTTACTTCTGGAACTTCTGGGATCTCATTTCTGACTTGAGAGATCTGCTCAGCAAGTTGCTCTAATTCTTTGTCGTAATACTTAATTTCAGGAATATCAGGGATATCCCTTCTTACGTCACTAATTAAACGTAATACTTCTGTAAGATTCTCTGCTGTTTCTGCAGATTCATCTGTTGTTTCTTCTTCTATCTCTTCTTCTTCAGTCTCTATATAATCTTCTACCGATGGTAAATTTTCCTGTACCATAAACTCTTCTACAGAAGGTAAATCCTCTCCAGAGTCGGTAAAATCATTAATAGAAGGTAGATTTTTATTATCTTCCGTCATTAGGTAAGGGTTATTAGTAAATATTACTGTAGGATTTCTCTCCTGTGTTTATTTAGTATCTTCCTTAAGTCCGTCCTTTAACATTTTCGCAAGTTCTGCCGTTGATCCGACAAAAAGTGCATTATTGACAGTAGAAGGTCCTTTTACCTCTTTTTCTTCATTTACATCTTTTAGTTTCTTTTGCAAATCAAGCAACTTGTCGGTTGCATCTGCAACATTTTTAATTAACTGTCCAGCAACTTCATATGCTCTAGGCATTTCACTTTCTTGAGCAAGTTCAAGAATACCATTAATCGCTTCTTGTCCTTTTTCGATTAGAGAATATAGATTTCCTCTCGTATATTCATAATCCTTTGTGATGTCATCACTTTGTGGTTTTGTCGGAGTTAAGTTCTCAGATTTAATTTCTTGAATCTCGCTAGACACTACTTCACCTTCGACATTAAAGGTGTCGTTTAAATCGTCAAACTTTTTTGTCATTTTAATCATTAGAATACTTCTCCATCAAAACCAAAGTCGTCTCCAACTTCGATTAGAGCATTATCTGCAGCAGTAATCAGTCCGATACTAGTTCCAGCAACGTGACTTGCCTTTGTTGTACCATCTGTACCCCTCTCAACCTTGAGTTTGGTTCCAGAAATAATCTCAAGGACATACATTTGCTCATTATCGACAACAATGTAACTTGCATCAGCAATTCCAGACGTATCAGCAACTTCAAGATATTTTGTTGTAGCACCAACATCTTGAGACAATGATGTAATCGTATCTCCTGTATAATTTTTGACTGCTCTTGGAACAACAGAATAAGTAACGTCTCTTGTGGGAGTTTTTGTTTCTCCGCCCTCGACATATCCAATACGAACCTTTTTGATAAGATCCTTGCTTGCAGAGGAAACAGGCCCAAACAGATATGTTTTTGCGGTAAATCTTATCGTATAATATAAAGATCTTCTAGTAGTAAAATCTCCCTCATAGTCATCTTGCATCGTAATATTTTCGATGACAACAGGAATATCTCTTTTCTCTCCAATTTCTTCAACCAAATTAACTGTTAGATTATACGCTGGTTGAAAATATGGAAGAATTTGTTCGACAATCTGAAGCATATCATCGTTCAACTTAGTGTAAATAGTCAACTCAAATGCCATGTTATATGGCACTGGCATGTATGCTTTTTTTACTTCAGTTTTATCATTTTTATCTACAGTAACAAAGGTTTGAGTCGATGTTACTTTTCTAGAACTGTCATATTGCAGTCCAACAAACTCAAAAGACATTCTTGGTAAAGAAATTTGAGTTGATTTACTCAACTCAGGAGATTGTTCTAATCTTGCCAAGAACTTTTGAGTAGGCCCATATGCAAGAGGTACTTTAATCACCTCAGTGAC